TACACAATCCATATACTTACACTTAATACAGATATCAGTTACGATATAAGTCATTATATCTTCTTACAGTCACATCTCCAAAAGTCATGATTTCCTCTATATTGTCTGTAATAGAATGTAATACCGTAGGGCCTCGACCATAACGGTTAAAAGTAATCTCACCTGTTCCATAAACAGGTCTAAACATATCTGGTTCTTCCCCTACTATAGTTTTAAAATCTTCAGGAATAATAGTAACTCTAGCAGTATGTGTCCCATCCCAATCACATCCTCCAAATCCTTTAGGTAATTTGGCAACTGTCATTACTGCCTCTTCAATTCCTTCATTCCTAATTAAATGAGAAGCAGAAGGAACAGTAACAATCATATTTTTCGAATTACCCATTCTCGCCCAATAAACTGCGTTCGAACGTAGGTCTTTACCTATCCGATACAGGTACTCGCCATTTTCTAACTTCCTAATGTTATAAGGATCATTCATCGCATAAGATTCTATATAATTTTCCTCTCCCTTCGTCAAACGAGGAAAAGTTAGTTCCATCAGTGTTAACAACAAAACTAAAGTTCCAAGCATCACTTTCATACGGGTATCTCTCCCCATTTTTATCTCCTTAATCCTTATTTAAACTGTCAATAAACTTCTCTCGTATCTTTTTTCTTAATTCATGAAAAAAATTTCTCAAAGTATACTTATCATTGTTATCAACATAACATTTAGGACGAAACTTTCGTTTATTAGTCTCAATGACTTCATAACTAAGTCCCTTTCTTTTAGCAAAAGCTATTGCTTTTTCTTTACTGATAAAACGCAAGTGCTCCCCCACCTGTTTATTCACATCGTCGCACCCAGTCCACCCCATTAAAGGCTCAATATACTGAGGAGAAGAAAGGTTGTATTCAACTGTCCAATGCTTATTATGTTTTAAATCCGCTTGCATCACACTGCGAGCTCGTTGATATATACGCACGTCTTTCACTTTATAAAACTTTCATACAGATAATCTATTAATTTTTTTCCTGAATAAAGAAATGCAACAACAACAATAATTAATAAAATATCATAAGCCGCTTCTCCAGTATCAATTTTAAGTCCTTGAAAAGAAACACCCTCGTCAGAAGATGCTTGTTGTGCAACCTCCACATGCGTGACATGGGAATCAGGATCGGTCTCTACCGTAATAGTTTTACTCACTTTTAATTTTTTCCTTTCTGATAAGACATAGCGTAAGCGTGCAAATCTTTAGCTTTACGAACCACATCTTGTAACTGAGCAAAGTTTTGCCAAGGTTTTAAAACAATACCAGAACCAAACATCAACTTTGCGATTGACAAATCCATACAATTAACAATAGGAGGATTAGAAAGAATAATCGAACCCGACTGCACGTCATCACGACAAAGAATTACTAAACTATCATCTGCGTATGCCCTATCACTAAGTAAAAATATACTTAAACTTAATAAAAATTTTTTAACCATATTTTAATCTACCCTTGAGATTATATTTCAGAACTTAAATTACGTATCCTCCTATAGTAATCTTCAAGTCCTGGATTATCTCTAAATAACTTAAAAATATCTTCCTTCGGAACCTGCTCTGAGTATATACACTCTGCTAATAACTTAAAATTGTCTTCTTGTGTTTTCATCTTAATTAATAGTTACTTTTTTTTGATACAACTCTAGTTGAGTAATTACTACCTGTAAACGAGCACTAAGCTCTTCTAATTGAGTATTGGCGTCCACAACCTGAGCAATAAGCCAACCTATAATAAACTCTGAATCCTGTCGAGGTAACTTTCTAATTTCTGCGATAACTTCATCATGCGTCATTATTTCTTAATCCTCTTGGAGCGGATAACCGAATTTGAATCGGTACTAAAAGCTTGGAAGGCTCTTGTGCTGCCATTACACCATATCCGCATTAACAGAAAAATAGATACTCCTCTCTAAACACTATACGCTCTTCCTTGATCAGTTAAGTACACAAAAGTCATTTTATCTCCGTGAACAGAAGTTCGTTTTACATAAACTAAATTAATGTGTTGTAACTGAGTAACAATTCCCGCAACACTTCTTTGAGAACGTTTCATAAAAATTCCCAAATCTGCTGTAGTAATGTCACTAAAATCCGGTTCTTCATCTTTTAAATACTTTTGTAAAACTTTTAAAAGAGACTTCCCTAACTTAGTCGGTTTCTTCTTCATATCTACGTTTTTCATTTGCTGCCCAATACATTAATCCACTAGCTAAATTACCTGCCATTAAACCAATAGGAAGAATAATAATAATAAAAAAGAAAATAGCCAATAACAATTCCATTATATTGCAAACTCCTGTAATACGCTCATCTTTCTATGATCCCGATATAACCGACCCATCTCGTTTTGATCGGGTAAATAGGTATTTAACCACTGATTTCTAATTTCCCGATAAAACATTTTAAATACGTCACCATGTGGTTTAATTCCAATCATATTATGAACTCTTTTATGAGTATACTGAGCAGCATGCGCTACCTCATGACACAACTGCATCATTAAGCGATCATGGGTATTATCCGTATAAAAATTTCCAATTTCAGAATCATCCTGATAAGATGCGTATTCATACACTTTTTGAGGAACTTTCGCATTAGGGGCTTTACGCCCACAAACACGCCACATAGCCATAGAAACGCCTGCGCCTCCATGTCGGTTATACCACCCACCTCGTGAAAAACGACGGTGAGTACTCCAATCTAAACGAATGTGTGTAAGTTGGAATTTTCTCATACTAGAATAAGCAGAAGATTCTTGTAACCACTCCTCTAATTGAGTTAGTTGATGTTTGGCATAACAATTCCAATAATCTTTATAATTTAAATATGCTGTATTATTCATTCTTATATAATAACACAAAAAAGAACGACTCTGCAATAATTATTTATAGATTCCAAAACTCAGTGTGATAGAATCCGTAGGATAATATGCTTTATGATTAGTATTTTTTGGAAGATAAACCCAATCATTTGTGCCTAAAGAAATCCGGCGTTTTTTAAGTTTAATATCCTTTTTTCCTCGTAAACAGTATATCAAAACACCCATAGGATCTTGATGAAAATTAAAAGAAAAAGAATTTTTCTTTCCAAAATATATATGACAATCTACTTTTGAAGCACCAAAAGCTCGCTGTAAATTTTCACAAAATTTAATATAGTTATTATTATAACTTTCTATATTATTAATTTTAACTAATGATTTTTCTTTTAAAAAACCATACAACTCTGCCACTGAGTGACAATGATGATTAACTAACGAACTATTTTGTGAAGAATCAATAAAAAATATAGACTCAGTACTAAAATAATTAGGATCTAATATCACATCCTCATAATAAATATCTAAAGACCTGTCAGGAATATAGGTAGCTTTACCAACTCTATTAACATTAGAAGCAATAGACATTAAAGCTAAAAAACTATTTTTAAAATCTTTCATTATACCAATCTAACAAATGCTTAAATCCATTACACGAATATGTTAAGTCTTTAACATCTCTCAAATGCTCAGATAAACACGAACCTAAATAATCACATTTAGAACAATACAAATTATTACTCACTCTTTCTTTTTCCACATCAGTCCACTCTAAATATTCTTCAAAACAATCAAACTCTAAAAAGTACTCGTTATCCTGTTTATCAAACTCTAAAGTAGCGAACTTGCCAGTAGGAGTTAAATAAACATGACTATCACTAAAGGCGCTCTTATAATAAGAACCGCTTTTGGTAATACTACCTTTAATTAACTTTTCATTAATAAATTCAAAATTTTTGGGAACCCCACTTGTAATCCACTTAATAACAAACTTTTCGTATTCTGTGTATAAAATATCTTGAGAATTAGCTTGACTAGTAGAATAGGGTTTAATTTCTACACTTTTAATAGCTGAACATAAGTTTAATTCACTGATCATTTCTTCTACGTTTTTTTTAAGTATACAACGAGAAGCTAAAATTAATACAGCTAAAGGTTTAGAAGAAAACATCATATTATTAAAAACTAATCTACGTTTTTCTCTGCAATCAAAATCATAACTAACTGTTAAATCAACCCCTTTCCTAAATAAAACAGGAACCATTGCAGAAAAATTTGTAATAATATTAATAGAAGAGGAATACTGCTCTAACATAGGTAGCAAAGTATTTAAGTATCTAGAAGGTAATAAAGCTATTTCTCCACCGTATAAATCTATATGCGTAATTTCTACCTGTTCAGATACTGACGCTAATCTACTATCAATAACAGTTAAAGGAGTAGTTAGCCTGTCTGATAACTGAGGTGATGTAAGATAACAAAACTTACATCTAAAATTACAATAATAAGTAGGATTCACACTAACAGTAAACATTACTGAAAAATAATCTCAGACAAAGGAACTGATGGTTTACGGGTAACAAAATTATAAGTCGCATCTACCCATAATTTTAAGCGTTTAGGTTGATAATCCCATATCTTTTTTCTTTCTCTGTTATTATCTAAAGTTCTAACACAAGACCACGAACAAGGTATATGGCTACACATACGGTGAGGGTCTAAAGGGTACATGGTAATATTAGTATAATACTTTTTAACAAGTTGGGAACGCAATATCTGTTTTTTATATAATTCGTAATATGAAGTTTTAGAATGGGCAGTAGCAAGGTTATTTTTTGAGTAGTTTTCTACACAACAACTGGGGTATCCTAATATTAAACCTATTTTCTCGTGATCATCGTTTTTCCAAGCCTCTCTAAAAATATCAAAAGAAATACTATAACTCACAAAGATGGCTGTATCCGATTTATCTTTAAGATAAAAGAGTGGAACGTGAAGTTTTTTACAAAAGTAGACAAAAAGAGGATTAAGAGCAAATCGTGCATCTAATAAGCAAGCGGGTTTTTGCTTATTCCCAAACTGAATAAAATCTAAATAATCATGTTTTTTTAATAATAGGTATTTAAGTAAAAAAAGTTTTGGAAACATTATTTAATCAAATACCTCCGCGCCATGAATAAGAGCATTATTAATAAAATTATAAGAAAAACCGCAACCACACATTAAAACGTAACGGGAAGTATCTTTTTGAAAATAATCAAGTCCGTGATGTACAAAAAGAGGATTCATGTTATTTAAGATAATAACCTCATTAGGTTTAGGCTCTATTTCATATACCTCCTCAAAAACAGCTTCTTTTGAAATCCTGTCAAAATACTCTTCGGGATAATAATGAGGAATTTGAGTGTTAGAAGAAGTAGTACACTTATCTACCTTGGCCACTCTAAAAATGCCATTAGGCAGTTCTCCTCCATAAACTAAAATTTGCATAAAAGAAGAATCAAAACCATCCCAATGCCAAGGTATAGAATTTTTTCCCAGAACTTTATTTATCATAATATTATAATTATCAAAACTTCCGTATAAAGTTTTCCAAAAAGTAAACTCTTTTCTAGACTGAATAAGAGAAGATAGTAAATCATTATACCTTGTACAGTTTAAATAATAATCAGAAGTACGATGCGCTATAGGGCCATCCCAACACGGAGAAAAAATATTCTCTACTTTATCGTTTGCAACTTCAAGAGTATAATCTTCTTCCTCCATCATTGACAAAAATTGGTTATACATAGTTGGTTCAATATCTAAAGTAGTAAAACCTTTATGAAAATAATCATCTAGTGAAAACATTACAATACGCAATCCTTAATCGTGCACAAAACCAAAACTTGTAACAATTCTATCAACATCCAATTTTAAATACTCTACTTTATGCTCCCACATAGAAGTATGATCTAAAATAACTACATCATATTTAGCAGGGTAAATACACCCCATCTCTTCTTTAGTAAATGCATTTCTTATTTGTAACGCTCCACCAGTTTTTTTACTCATGTTACTAAAGTATAAAAGAACTGCTATATTAGAACCTTCTTTAGTATCACTGTGCCACACATCAGTTCCAGGATCTACGCCATTAACAAATCCATCATTATCGCCTAAATAGTATTTACCAAAATGTTTCTTAATATATTTTTTACCTACGTACCGATGAGTTTTTACAAGAGAGTTTAATAACCTCTCATTTTTAGCACAAACTTTAAAACCATCGGTATCGACCCAGGTAATGTTAAAATTCTCTAAATACTTAAAAGATTCCTTATCATTAAAGCGTAAAAAACCTTTAGACAAAAGAGGAGTATGATAACGTCTATGCCTAACTGCTTTCCACATTTCAAAATCTTCTAGCATTAATTCAGTTTATTTATCCTCATAATATCGGAAGCTATTCTCTTCATCTTAACACAGTGTTGCTCTACAACATCAGCCTCTTTTAAGTCTTTAACAGTTTTCCTACAACCATTACAAATACTAAACATAGGACAAGTAAAACACTCATTTTTTAGACTTACCAAATCTGGATTATCCTGAAGCGGAGTAAAAAACTGCCCTTCCATTTCTTTTTTAAAACTTATAGACTCATCCTGATCATCTCCAAAAGCACCGCAAGAATAGTAATCTCCGCTTGGATTAAAAGCTCTAATTCCCTCGTCGCAGTTGCGGCACTGAGGACAAGAAGTGTTTCCAATACTGAGCCTTGTCATCATCTGTTTAGTGTTAAATTCCCAAGGAGCCAGTCCTTCGTTGTAAACTTCTAAATAAATTTCATAAATTTTAGATAACAAATAAGGATCTTTTTGATCTCCAGAAGCCATAGCGTAGTTTAATTTACACTCAACTCCAACTTTTTCTGATCTATTATAATTATGTAAAGTTCCCTGTGGCTCCTCAAAATTACTCATTTTTCGTGCCAACTCTACATTTTTAACAGCGAACTGCTCATTACCCTTAGTAATAACAGATATAAAGTCCGGACGGTATCCAACATATTCCAACATAGCATCGGAGCAATACCAAAAATCACTTTCAGTAAATAAACTATAATCTCCTTTAAGCCTGCCATCTCCATAATTAAAAGAAGTAGTAACTCCTACTCGTTCATTATCAAACAATGATACCCACTTCTTAGGGTTTTTATAAAACGGCCACAGATTTGTAGTTAAAGCAATAGAAGTAGATAAATTATAATTATCTAAATACTCAATAATTTTCCAGTAATAAGAAGGATCAACCATTAAAGGGTCTCCTCCATTAACAATAATTGTTTTAGTCTGCGGAAAACGTTTTAAAAAACGAAAGATATAATCATGAGATAATAAGTCGGATTTATGAGCAGCGATACGGGTAGAAGAACAAAAAGTGCATTTAAAATTACATAACTCCGTTGGCTTAATAATGAGTTCCATGACTGTCCACGTAATCGTACACGTCTTTTAACCAACACTCTTCCTGGGTTCGAGTATCAGACAAGTCATGGCTCAAATAACACCCTAAAGAACATCGGCTAAAATGATGACACTCTAAACAATTATAATCTTCCATAAACCTACGTTCCATATCATTCTTATTTCTTTTATATCCCTCATAATAACCACCTAGTAAAATCGTACACATTCCCGACCTATTATTCGGTAAAATGGTGTAAGTATCTTGACAACTCATTCTTATTTTTTTACGAGAAAAGTAATCTTTGATAGGTAGACAGTCAGGATAATTATCCACTAAGAACAACATTAATTTTTTTAAATCTACATCCTTAGGCATAAATTGTGTTGAATGATTTTCAGGTGTGTAATAATCAAAATAAATATCAAAATGAGTATATAAATAACCAAAAAAAGGTGTCTCATAAGACAAAAATTTATTAATAGCTGGTTTTGTCATTATAACATTAACTGTTCGAATCCAGTGATTAAGTTCTCTTACGTTTTTCTTAAAAACACTAAAAGTTTCGTTATTAAACCGTGAGTGTGGATCATAAGAAGTCATTAAATACACACGAGAATCTAATAAAAATAAACGAGCCATCAGCTCGTCCACTCGTTTATAATCCGAAAAAACTAAATTAGTAGTAAATGCGACTTCTAAAGATATTTCAAACCTGTGAGCCCACTCAAATAAAGAACTTACAAGATCATAGTAATCTTTAAATGTGCTTTTTTCTATTAAATCTGAAAATACCTCACCTCCCATCAAATGAACAGAAAATTGAGTACGACCAGCTTTTTTTAAATTAAGAATTGCTTTAATAATGTAATCTTTTTTTTCTTTTATATTGTAAAGACCTTCCCTAGAAGAGTGATCTTGAGGACAAAAGCGACACGCTAAGTTACATTGTTCAAATAGGGTAACAATAATTTCCCCGTTTATAGTTCTTTTTTCAGCGTAATCTAATATCTCCATTAGGGAGCGCGGTCCGTTGAAACAATATCCTTTTTAGATTCCCAGTCAACTATACAATTACATACAATTGCCCATCGAGTATGTTCTCCCAAATAACGAGAAACTTCGTGCCATATATAAGCAGGAGCTGCCACAAGGGTTCCACGAACTGGAACAATAGTTTTCGTTTTTGGACTACAAAAAGTAATTTGATTAATAAACTTAGGATCATGCAGAAGCAAATCTCCTCCCTGTCCTTGTACTACATCCAAATAAAAAACAGCAAACGCATCTACATCCGAATGAGAATGGGCGGGTTTATAATCAAACTTTTTCATAGGAGTAATGCGTGACAAAGAGTCAACAGACAAAGAGAAGCTTAAATTATGTCCATGTCGACGTCCCAACTCACCAAAAGCGTCAGTAAACATAGCCTTAAGTTCTAATTGCTCTGGAGTACCTTCCTCAAAAACATTAGCATCAGCATCTCCTGCCTCCACATAATCAATTCCTTTTTCTGCCTTTAATAGCTCTAACTTAGCCTGCATTTGGTTAGCTAAATTAGTATACCAACTATCTTCCAAATCATACTCACGCCAAATAATGTGAGTTTCAAAAGCAAAAAATGACATATTTTTAATGTGCATCAGTGTAATCCTTTCCTAAGGCCTTAAGCATAGAAAGAAGAAAATTATGCTTAGTAGCATAATAATAAAATAAATTTTTTCCATGAAACATATACTCTTCAAATTGCGGCTTAAAGTAATAAAGGGTTCCTAAAGGTTTTTGATAGTAATTATGAAAAAAGAAATCTAAAGAAAATAAATTAACTATACTATAACCCACATACTCCCTGTTAGTAACTATTTCTATCCCGTCAGTTAAAAATTTTTCATCATTTAATTCGGGTAAACATTTTTGTGCATAAATAGTACAAGAATCTAAAAAAGTTACCCAACGCGAAACAGTACTCGTATTTTGCCTAATATAAAGATCTGCTTCCGAAAGAGAAAAATAAGGATTAGGATAAGCATTCTCTATATCATATCCTTTATAACGAAATACTATAGAAGAAGCAGCTAAATTAAATACTGGAAGATTAACTACTGCTGGTAAAGTCATATACTCATAAAGAAGCGATGACCTTTTTTCAAAATCTAAAGCTTTAGAAAAAGTTAAATCCGCAGGAACATCTAAGTTAGACAAGTAAACTAAAAGTTTTTTATCCTGCAATTTACTACAAGAGTAATCAATATGAAATGATAAGTCTTTATTTTCAAAATACTTTCTTAAATTTTCAATTTCTATAGGGACTACACAATTTATAATATTACCAAGATCAGGAGTATCTATATTTAACACTATCTCCTTCCTCTCGAACCGTGACAACTAGTATGACAACTAGAATGACAATAAAACTCTTGAACTGTTACAGCGTTATCTTTTAAAGAATTCCACTGATTATAAAGTGCTGTCGTAAAGTCATTAAAATTAGACGCATCAATTTCTTCATCAGTCTCAACGTCATCAGCTGCTGCTAAACTTGACAAAGTATTGGACTGTTCGTAAGTATTAGAACTTAAATGAGTAACGTTTGTTTCGTTTGAATCAATAGTGTCGTTATCTCGATACTGCTGTAAATTAACCTTGCGAATTTTTGTAAAAATAGAAACGTAATTAACTAAAACTGTAGCTAATTGTGCTGCTGTAATTTTAGAATCCGTAATTTTATCAGTTCCAGGAGTTCCTAAAGTACCACTTCCTAACCCAATCGCTCCTGTAGTAAGTGCCGCAGGAATGGCATTTTGCAGCGTTTGCCCAGTAGAATTACTCGGCCTGTTACCACTATCCCATACAATAGCACTCTCAATATTGTCTCTTACATTATCAAGAAAACTATTTACCATTCGCTGTTTGGTTACAGCTTCACCACTTGAAGGAGTATCACTCATAATTATCTCCTATTAACAGTTACGTTTAATTCTACGCAAAGCTTTTTTAGCGAATTTTTCTGCGTATACACTATCGTGTATTACTTTATTAAACCTATCTTCTACACAATTTAAAAAAATCTTTTCTTCTCTACCAAATCTAAAGGTTTGAAAAGCACATTGTTTTATAATTGTTCTTGAATCAAAGCCATACGGCCAGGTGAATTTTCCAGTAATAGAGTCGATTCTAGAACTACAACTTTCTGGACTAAAACTAAAAGTTGGCGTTGAAATCGTAAAAACCATTAAAATTGGTAGTATAATTTTATATTTCATTATAACTTTTTATGCTACTAACTTTTCAGTAGCGTTCCTTTCTTTTAACTTTACCATTAAACTCCTAGCTGAACCACATTGGTCGTCCTCCCAAGCCAATTGATGACAATCTCCACCACAATAAGCAAAAACAGGGCACTCATAACACCTAGGATCACGAGAAAGCTCACACGCAATTATATGTTGTCTACTGGGATTATATAATAATTTTACTATATTATCATCGATATGTCCATAAAAATCTTCAGGCGCTGAATTTGGACACCCTCCAATAGTACCGTCAGCGTTGATAGTAAATATTTTTTGTTCACAGTTACGACAAAAAGTAGCTTCTTTAGTGCCATGAGTAAATTTTCTTAAAATCGAATTTAAAAATACATTATCAAACCAGCCAAAAGCATTATGATGTACCGTATCTTCGTACAGTTGAACAAACCATCTATCTAAATCTTTATTAGAAGGTAAAATATGGTTGTTTTTTCTTGCACTCCCATTCACAGTAATACGCTCTAAATGCAAAGCATCCACATTTAAAGACTTAACAAATCGTAAAATTTCAATAGGTCTTTTAGCAATAACATCCTTACTTAACGAAACAAATAAAGAAACATAATTATCAGAGTTCTGAGTTAAAGTATTAATATTTTTTAACCATAAATCATATTGTTGAGAATTAGCAAACCTAATGGTAGGGTCCCAACTCGTCCCAATTTGTCCCCTTAAAGCTGTCTCAATAAATTCTAATTTATCATCATCTAAATTAAAAACCAAATTTGTACAAACCCCATAGCTAGAGCTATCCCACAAATGATGAGTGCCTCTCCACACAGACCACATGTCACTAAGGGGTGCCAAAAACGGTTCTCCTCCATGAAACTCCACATGGATATCTTTAATCGTTGAAATATCATTTTTAATCCTTTTAAACCAATCTATCGTTTTTTCTGCATTAAAATATATTTTTCTCCCACGACTCCCAGAAGTAAAACAATGAGCACAATCTAATTGACATGTTTCCGTTGTTTTCAAATATACCATCAAGCTTCGCATAATTGTTCAACCGCAGCCGTCACATCAGGAAATTCTGTTTTTATGATTTTCCAACATGCTTTTGCTACTTCAATATGCTCTTGCTGTGTTCCGTGCCCTGTTCTAAGCTGACAGTAATGAATCCAAGACCGTAAACTTCCAGCCATATAAAGTTTACTCACAGCTAACCCCTCCGGTAACAAAGCTCTTGCTTGTTCTTTAGCAATCCCCTTAAAAAGAGCTTGTTGGTAATATTTATCACTTTTTTCTTGTATAGTGGTTTGTACTTTATACCACCATTGTAATAAGTTTTCATCATTCGTTTTCACAGAATTTTGGCGATTCTTATGATCTTGTAACCTTGCTTCTCTTAAAGAAAAAGTTTTAACTTTTGCATACCGCTGAGAAAATTCTTGAAAAGCAAAAGAACGATGACGTAAAATTTGTCGCGCAATATCCCGCGTAGTCTCAATTTCCATTGTTATATGAACCATCTCAAAAGGGCTCCAATGCCCTTCCCTAATCATATAACTTAATAACTTAGACCCTGTTCCAAAATTACTTTGATTATTAGGGTTAGAAACTCTGGCACAATATGCTACTACATCACTAGCACTATCCCCAAACTCATCTATTGGCCTCGTTACCCCAACAAGTTTAACTGTCATTATTTTCTAAATCATTTATTAAATCGTTTAAATACCATTGAGCCTTTTTTAAATCTTGAATCTGTAATTTAAGGTTACTACTTTTTAAATTATAGCGACTCACATACTTGATAACATTAGACTGGTTCCAATTCATTCCCCACGACTTAATATACTGAGTAGTTTCAATTCCTTTATTATAATGAGGAGGGTGGTTAACTAAATCCGCTCTTTCCTGCGGAGAACCCCAACTAAAAGTAACATTAGAGGTATTAAAACCCATCTCATCACTAAACATTTTTACCTGCGCTAAATCTTTTAGCTTACTAGTTTCCAAACCAACCCCCTTTCCAAAAGCTTTCTTCATACGTAGTAATAACCGGTATCTTCAAAATGCCACCATAATACCATAAAAAAAGTCCCTCTTCTTCAGAATAGGACTCGTAAAACATATTAGCACTGAATCCCTTCTCTATACAAAAATTATTACTTATAGTATAGTATAAAGAAAAGGAGATGTCAAGTTAAATTATACATTTGCATTGAGCATTGAAAGACTAGAAACTACCGAGTTTGCTAAAAAAACTTGAAACAGATTTTCATCAGCTGGATATAGTTTTTGACAGTTTTCACACGCAGCTGTATTATGCGGAAGAAACTTACCTCTTTTTACCCACGTTTCCTGGGTTTTACCACACGTAGGACACCGTAAAATAGCAGTATAAACACTCATTACCAAACTTCCCACCACGGTTTTTCGGATTTGCTTTTCTCTTCCATTTGTTGTTTTTTTTCGTCATGATTATTCTGCGCCTGCTCAATATTAATACTTTGTTGGTTATAATACTTATCGTAAGCAACAATCACAGCTTTTTGTTGTTCAACTAATTGCCTAATTTTAGCTAAATTAACACTTAAAGATTCATAACCTTTATCATTTACTCCAAACACAACAGCATCATATTTTTTCTTTTCTAACTGAGCAAAAACTTGATCTACATTAGCTTCTGTTATTATTACCCATTCTATAGCATCAAGCTTAATTTGTTCTACAGGGGGTAACAAAAGTGGAACTTTTTCTACAGGAGAAGTTAGAACTTCTATTTTTTTAACACTACTACATGAAGTAACACTAATTCCCAAGATAATTGGGATTAGCAACAGCTGGACATGCTTTATTAATTTGACTTGGTTTTTCAGCTTGTAACTCCTTTTCCGTGTGCGTAGCGCCACTCAATAATTCAAAACAACGTAACGAATCTACTGTACCTTTAGTAATAATCCTAGCAATAGGCCGTGGTTTTACCACAGCTAATTTTCCTATATCACGTTGTCCTAGTAACTTACTCACTTTATTGAATTTTCCACGTAAATCTTCAACTTGTTGTCGGGACTCTTCAAACTTTTTTTGAGTTTCAGTTGCTAAGTCATGAGCTAAAGCTATATCCTTGGCTTGTTGTTTTAAAGTAGCTTTCTGTGTTTCCACAGAAAGTTCTAATTTAGCGTTATTCTCATGTAAAATAGCTATTCTTTTTTGGGTGTCCTGGTAGTACCAATAGAACCCGCCGCTTGCCGCCATTAAGACAACAAGAAGTATTGCAGCTATTTTTAATCCCATAATTACTGCATTCCTTTCATTAGTTTAAAAAATGACTTTAGCCACCGTTTTTCCCCATCATTGTGGTAATATTGGGTAAAAAGTATTAATCTTCTTTCCACACAATATTATAAATAGCCCAAATAATAGCTACATAAACGGCGGTCTTTACTAAACTAAAGCCGCCAATCAAAACAAATAACGCAGCAGCGCCAATTAGAATACCATTCCATGAGCTTTTTTCTGCTACTCTTGCTTTAATCCAATCTACTACTTTCATAATTATCTCCTAAACATTATTACTCGGAGGTAGCTCCTCTACGATGAAATGCCCAAGCAATTACGCCAACAGCTACTAACCCTACGAGTCCCTGACTGCCAAGGTCAGCTACAATTTTGGTAATATTGCCTATAACATCTACTCCAAAGAACGGGATTACGGTTCCTCCAAATATAACTTGTAGTACAACCACAAGGGCGACAACTACAATACCTAACTCGGTTATAGAACCTGCCCAATCTCTAACTTTTGTAAGCCAATCCATATTAAATTCTCCTTATGTAATTCAATTTGGCGGCTAAAGTCACTTAGTGTATGCGTTACGACCCAGTTTGCATTTTAGCCAACGGATTTTCTAACGCATATTGAATTTTTTTATCAAATTTTGCTTCTAATTCTACTTCAGCCAGGATAAATCTCTCACATGGCGAATCTGAGAACTTTCGCTATTCATTATGATAACCTCTTTAATTACTGTATTTATTTCTTTGTGCCAAAAATTTAAAAATTTATGTATACGTGGATAGTGCGGCTGACGATCCATCGTTTGCCAAATAAACTCTTGTATCAAAGTGTTATATTGGGGTCTGTAATATAATACATTTACAGTAGTTAAAATCTTTTTTCTGAGTACCAACATCCGTCTAAAATTTATTCCTTAAAATTAAGGAGGATTCGCTAACTTACTAAGAGTTTCTTCATAATCATCTATTACTCCTAGTAATTCTCGTATATCATGACGATAAGCTTTCCACCAGTTAGTATCCCTTTGAGTATATTTATCATCGACTCTGTTATTATTATCTGCTAATTTCAGCCTCTCAAGTACGTCATTTTTAATTTTGTTGATTTCATCTTCGCTTCTCAACATTATTTAATCTGCTTTCTTCTTCACAATGATATTCTTCACTATTCTCCCACACATAAATCTTACAATTCATTTCCATCATTTCATCAACAAGTTTGTCTTGGCATACTTTTTTACCTTCAACCATATTAAGAAACCGACAATCTTTTTTTGTTATTTCGCTCAACAATAAGTCATGAGTAGGGGGCTTATCTTCAAATAATAGCGCGCCATCAACCATTGTCTTAGACCAACCAACTACTTCTAAAAATAAAGGAACCTCAAAAAGCCCGCACCCTGTTAACCACCAACATACTAAAAATACACATGCTGCTTTTTTCATTACCTATCTTTGATGTTATTATACAAGTCAAATAAAGATCGAACCTTATCTTGCAATACTTGAATTGAAGAGTGCATTTTTGCCAACACTATAACTAAGGTAATAAAAGCAAGTAGCATTGGCCATACGGTATTAGTAATTCCTAAAATATCATCCATCGTATTTCCTAATTATATTGTGAATTTATTACTACACTTGGTACAAAAGCTGTAGGAGGGATCTTATTCGCAATAACAAATAGGTATAATAATCCTCCTTTCATAACTAACCTCTTTGTAGCATATGAAATTAGAGTACATTAAACGACTCCCCGCAACCACACGAAGACTTAATGTTAGGATTATCTAATTTCAGTAAGCTACCAAAAATATCTTTCTTATAATCAATTCTCATTCCAGCAAGATAAAGCAAACTCATTGCATCTACAATTAAATTATTGCTTTTATCCAAAGGAAACTCTTCATCATCACTTAATGGCAAGTCTACTAACTGCCAATCATAAGTAAATCCTGAACATCCCCCGCCTTTAACAGCTAATCTTACTCTCTTATCATTAGTATGCATAATATCTAATAAATGAGACTTAGCCGACTCTGTTATCGTGATCATAGTCTTTATACTTGTGATAAATCTGCACGACCCTCTCCCACCTACGATTTGTTAATTTACCGTATTGAAGTTGAGCAGTCAAACAATCTCTTATTATCTTCCTTTCAATAGTAATTAAAGGGCAAAAAAGAAAAAAATCTTCTAAACTTTTAGATATATAATTTTTATTATAAGTAACCTTCGTCCTCATAGCAATATTTATTTTTCTAATTTCAACTTATAAAATTGATTAATCCTGTATTTTAAATCAGGAATATGAACCAAAGCATTAGTTTCGAAAATTTGTGGCTCGTTGTTCTCCACCGTAATTACAATTATTATTTTTTTAATATTAGTCTCATAAAGCTCGTTATGAGCATAAGCGTAAGCCGCACACTGAATAAAGTAATCTTTAATTTGCTTAACATACTTCTTCTTCCTTGAAGTTTTAAAATCAATAATAGCAGGAACATTTTTCCATTTCCCAACCATATCAGTACGGCCAGCAAACTCTAAATCTTTACTCCACAAAACTAATTCTTGTCCCCATACCTCTGTTATCCCTTTCTCAACCTCTTTAATCAAATCCTTAGTCATTTGAATAACGTCTAAAGATTCTTTTGCTAAACTACCATAAATATCTTCATCATTAAAAAATTTCTCTGCATATTCATGAATTAAAGTTCCACGATCTGTAGCCAATTTAGAAATTCTTTGAGCTTCCTCTTCCCCTACTTTCTCTCTCCATGCTTGTAACCAAGCCTGGTTAGCTGTTTTTCCTAAAACAGTAGTAATAGAAGGAAAATCACCGTCAGGAGTAAAATAAGTACGCCCTGACGGTAAGGTTTCCGAATTTATATTATACTGGTAATCAAACACTTTAATTTATAGAATAAGATATCTTAGTAGGCCCTGAAGAAGGTTTATCAAAACCCTTAGTAAAACCTTGTCCTATTGCTAAAACACAAGAGTTACCGGAAGTAAAATGCTCTACAAAAGTAAAAGTTTGCGTAGTAGGATTAAAATAAACTTCATAAATAAATTTTCCTTTATAATCAATTCCACTAAAAGCACTTTCTTCCTTATAATGTTCTATAACCTGTTCCTGAACAGTTTGAGTACTGCTACACACATGCATATGAATAATACTATATTTTATTCCACCTACAATACGATCTTTATGAATATCAAAGTCCGTAGGAGGAGGTGATGGTCTATTTAAATTTTGTGCTAAACTAGCAAAACTGCTAATTAGCACAAATAAAAATGCTATAAAATATTTTTTCATATCTGTGTTCTCACTTTTATTCGTCTTTTCTTAGCCATTCGAAGTCTCAAACGGCTAACTCTTTCAGTAAATACAACCCCATTTAAATGATCTAACTCATGTTGAAAACATTGTGCCCAATCATCTACTAAATCATGTTTACGCACTGAACCAAACTGATCGTAATACTCTACTTTAATATATTGACATCTTTTTATTTTAAGATACAAATCAGGAAAACTAAGACATCCTTCAATATTTTCCTGTTGAATTTCAGATTTTTCTAGTATCTTTGGATTCCAACAAACATACCTTCTTTCCTCATTACCCATAACAAAAACTCTAAAATTTAAACCTGTCTGATTAGCAGACAAACCTATCCCACCTTGAGTATACATAAGATTTAATAAGTCATTACTAACTTCTTCTAAAAAACTTTTTTCAGAGTAAAGATTTAAATCATACTCTTTTACGGATTGACGTAAAAATTTAGAAGATTCGTTTAAAAGTTTTAATTTAGACATGAATGTATAGTATCATAAAAATAACCATTTAGCAAGTAGTATTTGAACTTGTTATCTTTTTACGAAGATAATCAGGAATCTGAGGACTAAAATACGGAATCATCTCGTTTCTTACTCTGATACATTCTTTCTTATCGTATCCATTAAGAATTGCGAGGCGAATTCCGCCAATTGGGTTCTGATAATATAACTCAGGACGATCAATTTGGTAACTAACTAAGTTTTTACATAACTCTTTTACTTTCTTTAGACAGATTTTATATTTTACACCACTTTCTCCCCAAATAGCAAATAAATAAAATTTATCTATTTGATCTTTAAATTCCCAAACTTGATTTTCATAAAGACCAATAATACTATTCATTAAATTATAATTACCCAGACGATCTATATCACCCATTCGTAAGTGAACTTCAATAATTACAGGTGTAATATCAGTAATAGTTTCCAAACAAACACACCCTGTATAATTAGGTAATCTAGCCTCTATCCAGTTACAAATATAATGCATAATCAGGTCAGAAGGAGTTTCAACTTCCCAGTAGTCAAACATTCCTTTTCCTATAGAATGACCTTTAAAACTCACAGCCCACACAGGTAATCCTTTTACTACCATAATATCATGACTGTAATGAATTCCATCTACCCACGTCATCCACATACATCCTGGGTGGTAATATTTTTCCAACTCTGTCGAGTTATTAATTTTTCTTGCTTCGATTCCGCCTCCAAACATATTATAAATAGGTTTTATTACAATAGGATATTTAGAGGGTGTTACCCCTATTGGTCCTCCCGGAACATTTTGTGACAAAACTACCTGCAGTTTATTATATACCCAACAGTCCTCTTTAAAATAAGCCCAAGCAACATTATCAGTAGTTGGAATATCTACTGCAGGTTCTTTTAATTTTTCATAACAATTTAACTGGCGAGGATCATATTCAAGAAATGCCATTTTAAAAAAAAAGGGGGCTTTTGCCCCCTAGTTAAATAAGCTTTTATTATGTAGAGATATTTATAATTCTCTCTTTTCTTTCTTCTGGTAGAATTTTTTCTAAACCAATCGAAAGTAATCCGTTTTTCAATGACGCTCCTTTAATTACTACGTCATCTGCAATGTTAAACTTTCTAACAAAGCTCCGAGTAGCTATACCGCGATACCAATGAGAAAAATCATCTATTTCTTTTTCTTCTTTCTGTCCGGTAATTGTTAAAGTTCCGTCTACATACTTTATTTGAATCTCTTTATCAGTAAAACCCGCTAAAGCAAGTTCAATTATGTATTTTCCGCTATCACTTTTATGAATATTATAAGGCGGATAATTAGATACACCAGCAGGATCTTCCAACAAGGTGTCTAAAAGCTTTATCATATGATCAAACCCTACAGTTTGACGTCGATAAGGTGCCCAGTCAAAAACACTAGGTAAATTTGTAACCATTTTCTCGTTTCTCCTTTATTAAGCAAGATTAATACGGGAGTCCACATTGTGCAACTCCCTTTGGTTTAGTCTATAATTATAATACACTAAATTAACCTATCTGTCAAGATAATTATTAATTTAGAATTTAGAATTTATAAACGTATTCAAAAAATATTTGACCAGCATTCTCGCCGTAATCGATTCCTTCGGAAGTACGTTTCGTAAGAAAGTTAGGTGATCTTCCGACTTGACGATCCCAGGCCGCCCTCAAGGAATGATTTTGTAGAAACTCTTTTGTAACAAAAAGTCTCATTCTATTCTGAGTTCCATCATCTGTATCAAATTGATATCGTGATCCCACGCTGAGACCATCAGTCAATGAGAGCCCTCCTTCTGCTAAAACTGGACTAGTTATAAGTCCCATTCCAAGCAAGAAACTCATTCCAATAAACATTTTCTTCATTTTTATTTCTCCCCTTATTTTTTAGACCCCAATTATTGAGTCTGTAAAAAGTATAGCACACGAGTAAGAAAAATTCAATAAAAATTTTCTTCATTTTTTTTAATTCTGCTTATTACTTTAAAGACAAAAAGATAAAAGAGTATTAACTTGCTCATTCTTATCCTCTGTCTCTTCTTTATTACGCTTATGAACAATTTTAGCCGTAGCCCTAATAACAGCTGGTGATAAGTCGTATTCTTCTTTTAAAGATTTAATAAGCCCATTTACAGTTTCTCTAGAATCTTCTTGTAAAACCAACTGATGAACAATTTCAGTAATTTTAACTTTTATTTCGGTTCCATTCAAAGGTGAAACAACCTTTTCTTTTTTAGATTGCGACATTTCTATCTTCTTTCTCTGTATTATCTACAACTAATTTAAGCACTTGTTTACGTTTAATATCTGGTATAATTCTTACCAATCTTTCTTGTACAAGCTCATCTAAAACATGAGTAGTAAACGCTTTTACACACTCTTCTTTATTAACTACGTTAGAAGTTGGAGGAAGTTTTTTTGTTATTACTACTGGATTATCTTGCCAGTATTTTTCAATCATATTTTGAACGTATAACAAATTAGCAGACCCAATTTTACGAGGATTCTCTAATAATTCCGCTTTTAAATCAGGCGCAAGTGCTTCATCACTTTCATCTACATGACGAGGATGAACTAATTCCCATAGTCCTCCTACATAGATTAAACCTTCCTCTTCGTCAATAATATCTTGGGGTTCTCCTCCTAAAATTTTGCCAACAGTAGTAATTAATTTTTTATACCCTTTAACTCTCATATTTGTACCTCTGGTGAAAAATAAGTTGTTCTATTATCATTTAAATGCAGCTTTTTAACGGGATTCCCATAAGGATCTTCGCTTTGAGAATATACCATTATGCCTGTTCTAGCTTTTGTCATATCTTTTGCCTGGGACGGAAAAGCAACATACTTACCCTGATTATTGTACAAATCAGAGTAATTTTTAATTGTTGCCCCTCCTGTTTCAAAGCTGTTTTGTAACACTTTACAAACAGCATGATATAACTGACGCAACTCTCTTTCCGAACATTCTTGAATAGTTTTTGCTGGATGAAGGCGAGCTAAAAATAAACTTTCACTTTTATAAATATTTCCGACTCCTGAGACATTTTTTTGTTCCATTAAAAATTTGACAAGAGTATCTTTAGAACGTTTATAACAGATTTTTAACCACTCTTCTATAGAACAAGGTGCATTTAACATATCAGGACCTATTTCTGCTAATTTTCTATTCAATGCTTCCATAAATAACGCTCTACTAAAAAACTTTAATGTTCCAAAGTTTCTCATATCACAATAATAAATTTCAGATTGATCAGTAAAAAGCCACCTAACTCTGGCATACTTATTAGCCTGAGTTTTATAGGTTCCCGTCATTCCCAGACCTGAAAAAATAACTCCCGAATTCATTACCCAATAAATAAATTTACCTTTATTACTAACTCCTAATACTGTTTGGGGATCATAATTAACAGCCCAATCTCTAAAATCAACAAACCCATCAGGCTCTTTTTTAGTATAACGACCCGATAAAATTTCAATATCTTCAATAGTTTTATTTTGCACAACCCCATTTAGTTGTCGTGCAATCGTAGTTACTTCTGGTCCTTCAGGCATTAATGTAACATCCTATTTTTAAAAACAACAGTAGGATGAATTTCGTCTAAATTAGAAGCTGCATATGACAACATATTAGCCACAGCTTCGTTATTAGCTAATAAATGTTGATACTGTTCAACGGCTACTTTTAAAGAAGCTCCAGCCATTTTCATCCTGTCTTGAGGGTTTTGGGAGAAATGGTTAATTACCTCCCATAAATCGTTCTGCATTTTCCGCATTAATTTTTCATCGTCTTTCGTAAATTTCATTTTTTCTTTTCTCCGTTATTAATATTTTTTGAAGTGATTCTAACCTATCAAGACACCGAATACCTTTTCTAGAAAATTTTCCATCATTAACAATCTCACTAGTTATCAGTTTTAACTCTTGATACCAACGACCTAACCTCTCACTACTAAATTCGTTACTAATAACATTCTTTATTAAATTACCTAACTGCCTTCGTTCTTCTTCGGCAGCCCACTCCATTCCACCACTCACTACTATTTCCTTTCTACCCAATCATGTACTCGATAAGTATTATAAAACCATCCCAGCTCTTTAGAAATAGTATTAAATTTTATACCATCATTTAAAAAATGAGAATTTATAATTTTTTTAAAATTATAGAAAAACAAATGCCAAGGATTTTTTAAGTTTAAATGGTTAGTTAAATTTTCAGAACACTTTTCTCCATACCACTTATTATTAAAAGACGGATGAGTATAAAATTTATATTGACGTAAATCTGCTTCTAAAAAAGTAAATATTTGATAAAAATTTTCTAATTTTTGGGAAACTGAGAGAGAAGACTCTCTGTGTACTCTCCGAAGATTCTTAATTAAATTAAGATACGGATTTTTAGATTTTTTCTGTATTTTCATAATATTTAATTATCTCCGGCAAAAGCATAAGTAAGTAACTCTATCCTACACGGAGGTAAAAGTCCCCACATCTCTTGTTTATTATAGTATTTCATATTTTCTAGAATATCTAGAAAATCATTAATTTCTTTGGCAGAGTAATTATATTCATTTATTTCCCTGCTAGCAGAAACCCGCATAGCAGCCTCGCTCATCCAAGACATAGCAAGAGGAATATTCCATTTTACTACGTACTTAGCATCTTTTATCACAGATATAACATCTGTTATTCCGATACTGAATATAGAAGGTGAAGATGATGATTTTTTTCTTGGCATTAGTAGTCCTTATGTTATCAGTTTTTATTTGACACTTGAATAGAAATAATATATAATAAAAATTATGTACATTACTAGACAAGATTTAAAAGTCGAGATCAGAGATTTACACGGCCAAATTCGAGAAGTAATTTCTGACTTTAATGGAACAATACGCAGCATTAATGAAGATATTACCCAACTTCAAGAACGTGTTACTAATCTTGAATCTATAATAACAAATTTAAAAGGTTTTGGCAAATAAAAAAACGATGTTTAAGCTAATCGGAATATATTTAGATTCAAATCAAAAAACTTATGTGGACTGGACATTAACTCAATGTACAAACATTAGTGATAGAGAATCCCAATTTTATAAAGACAATCCTTTATGTGAAAAATACCAAATTTCACGATTTCCTGCTTTTATACTCTTAAAAAACAATGTGTTAACCCGTTTTATAATAGGAAAATATCCTTATAAAACTCTTAAACGTAAACTCTTAATATGAATGTATTAATAGTTTTTGCACATCCTAATCCTCATAGCTTTTGTGCTGCTCTTAGAGACACTTTCATTGAGGGGGTTAGAACTAATGAACACACGGTTAAGATTATAGATCTCTATAGGGATGAATTTAATCCCGCTTCTCCAGGAGATAACCAAATCACGCCTATTGTTAATAGATATCAAAAGAAACTTAAAAACTGTGATTATTTAGTTTTTATTTACCCTATTTGGTGGTTTAGAGCACCTGCGATTCTTGAAGGGTGGTTTGATAGAGTTTTTACTCCTGGGTTTGCTTTTAAATTTAAACACTTAGTAGGTAACTATGGACGTCCTATAGGATTGTTACCATGTAAACAAGCACTTATAATTAACACATATGGATCACCAGCTATCGCTACTAAGTATTTTTATATGAATATCCCTTTTAGACGACTCAAACGTGGTATTCTTAAGATGTGCGGAGTAAAGAAAATTAAAAGATTTAATTGCTGGTCAGTTCCATTCGTCACAGACGAAAAAAGAAAAAAATATTTAGATAAAGTATTCAAGTTAGGTAAAAAAATAAAATGAGAATAGAAGTTTATAAAAACGACGTGGGAAAAGCGTATAAAATATTACAAAAAAAGTTAAATAACGAAGGGGTTTTAAAGAAACTAAAAGAAAAAGAGTTCTATCTTAGTAAAGGAGAAAACAGCAGAGTTAAACGTAAACGTGCTATTGCCCGTTGGAAAAAACAAGAAAAGAAACTCTTAAAAGCGTTAGAGCGATCTGAAAGGTTTCAAAGAAGAAGATCTTCCCAAACTAATTCTCATTACTCTCGACGCATAACTCCAATAAAAGCTAATAAAAAATTGAAACATACTTAAAAATACGCTATAATATAAATATTGAATTAATAGGAGATATTTATATGAGAGCTTTTCAAGGTGTTTTTAAGAAAAAATCTGGCGAAGAACGTATTATGTTTTTCGCTAAAATTAAAGACTTACCAAGTAATTTTTTAACTAATAAAGTTGCCGGAACTGGAAATGAGTTACAATACCCTAAAGGAATGGAATTAGTTTGGGATTTAGAAGAAGATGACTTTCGTATTTTTAATTGGAAAACACAAATTGAATCTATTAAAGAATATGAAGTAAGTGATCAATATTTTATATAAAATATCAGGGAGAAAATAAATGTTTGCACAAAGAGCACAACCTGAATTACCCTTAGAAAAATTGACCATAGAAACAAAGGAAGGTAAACGACTTTTTAGAGTTGAAGTAGCTCATACTAAAGAGCAACAAACTACTGGTCTAATGGGAAGAGCAAAACTAACCCCAGATCGTGGAATGTTGTTTGATTTAGGAACAGAACGAACTGTTCACATGTCTATGCTTAATACTCCTTTTTCTTTAGATATTCTTTTCATTAAAAGTGATGGAAAAATAGCATCTATTGTACCTAATACGCGTCCATATTCTACTTACCACATATCTTCCGGTACTAAAGTAAGAGCAGCACTAGAACTTATAGCTGGTGCACAATTAGGAATTATGCCTGGTGATAAAGTGTATCATTCTGTTTTCGGAGATACTGAATGAAATTTATAACATTTATTGTTTTTTTAATCCTTATTACTACAAGTTATGCAGAACCTCTTCCTGGAGGTTATAATATGTGGGGTGTGGGCGATGAAGAACCTATGGAAGATCAAACCTGTGAACACTGTGGTCGAACGGGTGCAGATATAGAAGATACTGAATTAGCCCGCTTTACTTTATTTGTTCGTGAGGTAGAAGATTGGTTAGCAATTTCAACTAATACCGCAATGAGAGCAATAGTTTGTCGCTTATCAAAACATAATATGAGTCTTAGCGCACTTCATCGTGCCACAGGTATTTCAACCACTGACTTACACAATGCTACAACAAAATTAATGCATATGGGCCTTGTTCGACTTGTAGAAGTTAATCACGCGGGTATTGTTCTCGCAGAGTATAATAGTGAAGCCCAAAAACGTATAAAAAAATACGCCAGTTGGTGTGTAAGCGACGACGAGTGTGGAATAGAGAAATAAAAAAAGTACAACAAAAATAGATATTATTGATATGATTAACAAAGGTGCTGAACAAGGATTGTGGAAATTACAAGTATAAGATAATGGCTTGGATGAATAAGAACTTCACCGAAAGTGAAGTGTTGGATACCTCATATGAGAATGCCCTAGAAAAATTTAGGATGATGGTTAATACAGTCAATTTTGTTGGGGGGGAGAAATGAAAAAAACCGTATTTATTTTTAGGAGTAAAGCCAAGGATTTTAACCTAAAAAAATTAATACTAAAGAAACACAATAAAATTTTCCCAGGAAATATGACACTTTCTGAAATATCAAAGAGGTTTCAAAGGGGGGATAGTGATGCGACTAAAAACACTGGATAAAACGACAATGGACGAAACGACAGCGGTGAAGTCGTTCAGACTTGCTGCTGAACAGGGGAATGCCAATGCCCAGTACAATCTGGGTGTGATGTACCAACAAGGATGGGGGGTTCCTCGGGACTACAAGAAAGCGGTTAAGTGGTTCAAACTTGCTGTCGAACAGGGGGATGCATATGCCCAGAACAAACTGGGTTTCATGTACCAACAAGGATGGGGGGTTCCTCGGGACTACAAGAAAGCGGTTAAGTGGTTCAGGCTTGCTGCCGAACAGGGGGATGCATATGCCCAGAACAAACTGGGTTTGATGTACCGTAATGGACAAGGTGTTCCACAGGACTACAAGACTGCGGTGAAGTGGTACACACTTTCTGCCGAACAGGGGTATGCCTTGGCCCAGAACAAACTGGGTTTCATGTACCAACAAGGATGGGGGGTTACACAGGATTGCGGTAAGACAGCGGTTAAGTGGTACACACTTTCTGCCGAACAGGGGGTTGCCTTTGCCCAGTACAATCTGGGTTTGATGTACCAACAAGGATGGGGTGTTCCACAGGACTACAAGACTGCGGTGAAGTGGTACACACTTTCTGCCGAACAGGGGGATGCCGATGCCCAGTACAATCTGGGTTTGATGTACCGTAATGGACAAGGTGTTCCACGGGACTACAAGAATGCGGTGAAGTGGTTCAGGCTTTCTGCCGAACAGTGGTATGCCATGGCCCAGTACAATCTGGGTTTGATGTACCAACAAGGATGGGGTGTTCCACAGGATGATAAGACTGCGGTGAAGTGGTTCAGACTTGCTGCCGAACAGGGGTGTGCCATATATGATTGATTCTTTTAATTACCAGGAGCCAACGCTTGTTTCAAGGGAGGGGGGAATAGTGGTGCATTGAGCCAGGGGTTCGAGGGCAAAAAAAGGCCCCTCCTACAGGAGGGGCCGTTGTCTGAAAGAGTCCAGGGGGATTATGCGGCCAGCAATTGCCGCGCACCGGTTGCCACTTTGTTATAAACAATGGTGGATCGGTGCTGTACGTCCGCGTGGTTGATATTACGTCCAGTTGGCTTCAAGGCGTGAGTCGCGCTATTAAAAAGCCACCAAGTTGGACCCTATAAGGGGTTTACAGACGGAATCCGATTAATTATTATGGGATAAATCGCACATTTATGGTGATGGTTAAACCAAGGGCATTGAAACCCTCAATGTCGCAGGGAATCGTGAGAGCAAGTCTCGCGGAATACAAGAGAGAGTGAAAAACTTCATCGTTGCTGTTGTAACGGAACTAAGAGAGGAAGAAAATGGATATTAGAGACCACGCAGAAAATTTGATAGAGCAGGCTCGAAAGAAGCCACCATATTTTGTCTATCATGGTGACCTCGATCAATACCACTCAACAGCCACTTGGGGGCCTGTTTGGGGGCAGTCAAGGGATTCTGATGCCCTTGAGCGTTCCAATTGGGACGTAGTAACCAAAGCCCTTACAGAGAAATTTGGAGAAGAGTCCGAAGAGAATGGTTGGATGATTGAGAGGGCAGGTCATTGGGCTGTAGGCTGGGTAGAGTCGATCACAATCAAGCTCGTGAATAAGGAGAACGAGCCGACTCCTCAAGCTCTGATGGTGACTGAGTTTCATTGCAGTAAAGAGGATTACCCTATCCTTGATGAAACGGATTTCTGCGAAAAGGAATGGGAAAAATTTCACCCGTAGTTTTTCCTCTCACTTCTCTGCAAACAGATGGGAGGATCTTCCTGAAGAGGAGGAGATCCATGAGTTCTTGATCGAAACCAAGATGGTTGTTCCAGAGGAATAACCTGAACAGAAGAGAGTGCGAACAATTTGGCTGACTACATTCGTGAAAGGAAAATGTTGGATGCCTCATATGAGAATGCCGTAGAAAAATTTAGGATGATGATTAATACAGTCAATTTTGTTGAGGAGGTTTAAATAATGACTACATTCGTGAAAGAAAGCGCCGAGGCGTCATCCCGGCGTTGTGTCCGGGGTCTGACGAGGCAGCTACCTCCGAAACTGAAAGGCAAAACGATGACAAACGAAAGGACAGCCGGGAGTGGCGACTACTCAGAGATCAAGCGCTTAGTCAAAATTCACAACTGGGCTATAGAAACCATGAGAGACCGTCTAGCGGACAACATACGAGACCGCATGTGCGAGATGCCACTGTCGGTCATGGTTCGCGATGGCTGGCGAGAAGTCGGAGCGCCAGCATACGACGGTCCCGAAGAGTTCGAAATCCTACTGGGAACAGGTGGTCCGGCGGTCCGCATCTGGGGAACCTTGGGCAAGTACGGTGTGCCGGATCGGGTCGAGCTACAGAACCAAGATTGGTTCACACAGTGGGAGCGTGTCCCGTTCGAGACGGACACCGCAGTTCTGAGAGCGTTTTGTAGTCAATTCTATTTAGGAGACTGAAACATACTGTTGATTCTGGGCTTACGCGATAAGCATACAAAATACTTTAGCGATCAAATTGGATTAGATAACGCTTGTAAAGAATTATATGGGAGGGAGAAATAAAAAAAGTACAACAAAAATAGATATTATTGATCATGTATGAATTAAAAGATTACCTAAATGCTATAAATTACACAAAAGAACCTCTTTTGGATACTAAGGATGAACAATGGGAGTCGATGCTAAAACCGCTTTGAAAGATGATTAATTTTGATTTTAAAAAAGACTTATACCATTTTTGGAATAACACAGCTAAAAAAAGTAAATGGCCTCAAGTTTGTACTCATACCAAATTTGATAAGATGTATGATGAAAAAAAAATTTTTAATGACGAAAGTAGATGGAGAACACCAATTTCAGAACCAAATTTAATGAGCCTTTCTGTGAAACTTGATAAAATTAGAGAAGAAAACAGAAATCTACAAAATGAAATCGTATCTCTAACATATAAAAATAAAGAACTACATAAAGAGATACAAAAACTAAAACAGAAGGAGCAACAATGAATAACCCCATTCTTACAAAACTATGCTTAATCACCTTACTTTGTAGTTTCGTAGGAGAAACAGCGTTCTCTAAAGAAGCAACATCCCCCACTCTCACCACTCCCCAAGAAAAACCTATAAAATTTGACTTTAATAATTGGAAACACCGTACACTTGTTATAAAACACTTGAGTATTAGCGACTTTTATAATCTCGCCCCACATCCTAATTGGAAAATAGGTAGAGGAAAGTGTCGTAGTAAATGGACAAATCTTACTACTAATGAATGTCTAGAATAAATAGTCTCGATGATAGAAGCAAAATAAGCAGACAGGACACGGGGGCAGTACCCGTCACCTCCACCACCAGTATTACAAAAAGTTTCATAGGGGGTGAATTAGGATCGACTGATGTAGTAAAAGCAACTGGAGAGACAGGTGAGCAAGCAACCTAAACTGCAAGAAACTTATAAATGCCAACGATAATGAGGCATTTGAGGAATATGCTTTAGCAGCTTAATTTTCTCGGGGTTCGGAGGCACCTGGCAACAGAAGCCTCCATCTCATACACTAAGAATATATCTTATACATGGGGTCCTTTGGACCTCCTTTTTTTTACTTTTAATCCTGTCTGTATTTACACCCCCACTTGCTATTTTTTAAAAATTTATGTATAATATATATAATGATATTACAAAAAGAAACTAAAACCAAATACAAAACAGATAATCTTTCTCGAACACAATTAGCTAATTTTTTTAAAGACTATACTTTAGAAGAAAAAGAATATGATCTAATCTGGGATGAATGGTTTTTAGAAGAATCTATCCGATGTCACGCAGATTTTGGAGGGGAATATGCAGGATCAGGAACTTTAGATTATATTGAAGGATTGATTCTGTACACATTAATTCGAAGAATTAAACCGCATGTTGTCTTTGAAATTGGTACAGCCCAGGGAATGAGCGCAGCTCTAATGGCAGAAGCTGTAATAAAAAACTCTAATAATGATAAAATTTTATGTGTAGATAACAAATTACCACATAGAATAAGTACCCACTTTACGAAAGCTATGGAAAAAGACACAATTGAGTTTTACGAAGCCGATGCATTTGAATTTTTAGCAGAAATTGATAAAATCCCTGACTTTATTTTTGTTGACGCAGATCATCGCCAACCTTTTTGTACGAAAATAGCTGAACTACTTCACGACTCTTTTCCTAATGCCACTTATGCTTATCATGAATGGTCTCTTTCAACTATCTCAGGGCCACCAGAAATAAATTATATTTCGCGTTCTGAATGGTTATATCAATTTCACGAAAGACCCGCTTTTGAAAAATTCTTTAACCACCCCAAATATAAACACAACGGATTTGTAGGAAGTTGTGGACTAGGAGTTATTACTCAATGATTATTTATTTTAGATGCACCAGCAAAAAAGAAACTGTAAGCGGAGTAGAACGTTGGGTTGAGTGTAGCAAAGACGAAATGGTTTTAAAATGTTGGATGAGTTTACAACTAGCTGCTGTTCCTAAAGACGATAGCTTTGTTGTACTTCACGACGAACTGCATCCTGACAGCTTACAGTTTCTTAAAGAAAGCTGCACTTGTAGCACTAACTTTATAGAAATAGAACCTCATAATATTCAAGATAGGGCGCATACGTTTAAACTAATATCTGTTTTAGAAGAAAACCTAAAAGAGGATGAAGATAACAAAATTCATTATATCGTAGAAGATGATTATCTTCACACCCGAGATTCTCTCTCTAAATGTAAAGAAATTTTTAAATTTTGGGAACATTTTGTTATTCCCTATGACTATCCTGATCGCTACACTATTGATAAAAATCCCTGCGGAGTTATAGTAGGCCCCTCCTGTCATTGGAGAACTAATCCCAGCGCCACATATACTTTAATGGCTAAAAGAGACACGTGGAATTCTGCATTAAGCACTATTAGAAAACACGCTCCTCATAATTTTACAGAAGAAGCTTTTACACAGCATCCATGTATTAGTCCCATTCCAGGAGTTGCTACCCACCTTACTAAATATCATATGAGTCCAGTTGTTGATTGGAATCAAGTTTGGAATAGATTATAAAATGGTTGATTCAACTCCTATAAAAAGAGAAATTAAAGAAGAAGAGATCACAACTAAATTTGAGCGTGAACAGTACTTAAATCAAGAACTAAGCAAATTTACTGATGCCGGAGGCGTCACTTTTAATTTTGAAGGAGAAAAAGGCGAACCTCCTCATTTAGATTTAGTATACGATTTTGTGAGATGGTATCCTTCCGATATAAACGAGCACTTACCTATTCTAAGAAAATACGCCTCTCGTTGTAACACTGTTTGTGAATTTGGAACTAATGATTTTACTAGTAGCATAGGGCTAATCAGCGGATTTCCCAAACACTTTATAAGTTTAGATATTGTTGATCCTGATATTTTTTCTCTTACTTTTGAACCATTCAGTCCTAACAGAAAACCAGACGAAAAACCAATGGTTATTAAATTAGATAAAAATACGATAAATCAGATAGCGACAATTAACGGTGTAGATTTTAGGTTTATTCAACAAAGTTCATTGGAATTCTCATTTAATTCTGTAGATCTATTATTTATCGACAGTCTGCATACTTATACCCAATTAATGGGAGAACTTCAACTTCACGCTACAAAGGTAAAAAAATATATTATTTTACACGATACAGAATTTTATGGAGATAAAGGACAAGATTCAAAAGACGAAAAAGGAAACTACCTGTGCCCTCTTTGGGAAACTAAAGGAATCGGAACTGCGCTTCGAGAATTTGTAAAAAATCCATGGACAGGATGGGTTATAGACGAGCATTTTGAAAATTGTAACGGACTAACTATTTTAAAAAGACCGTGGCTTTAAACTTTTTTTTCCAATTAGGTTCTTTTGTTCACAATCCTGATAAACCAAATTGGGGAATAGGACAAGTACAGTCTATGGATAGACACAGGGTAACTGTTAACTTTGAAAACAAAGGAAAACTCTTAATTAATACTAATATAGTTAATTTAGAGCTTATTTATGATATTGAAGAATACCAAAATACAAGAAAAGATATATAATGACAGGATATAGCCAAGAATTAGACCACGAAACAGTAGAACAACAAATAACAGAAGCTCAACACGTTTTAGCAGGTCCGTGGGTAGGAGAATTTGGATGGGAATTATTCTGCTATCAAGGCTATTTAAGAAATCTTCATAAGAATAATTCACATCTTAAATCTTTTACCATTATTAGCAGAACAGGAAGAGGTATTCTTTATGAAGATTTTTGTGATACTTATATTGAATGGGACTGTCCTGGAAAAGCACTAACAGGTGCTTTATGTATGGACTGGAGCGTAGAAAATATTCACGAAAAAATTATGCAAGAACTAAATCTTGACCAATGTTTATGGATTCCTACTCAACAATTTATTATTAATTATCACGCAAGCGGTCCCGAATACGATAAATACATGAAAATTTTTAAACAACGTCAAATATTTAAAGACTACGGCGTTCATCAAGAAAAGTTACAATATGATGTTGTGATTCATGCACGCGCTACTAATAAACGTCAAACAGGGAACCAAAACTGGCCCATCGAAAAATGGAATGAACTAGGAGAAACACTGCATAGCAGAAACTTAAAAGTAGCATCTATTGGTATTGATGAAGAAGCTTACTTAGTCCCACACAGTGACAATTATATGAACCAACCTTTAGAGGTAACTGCGAATATTTTAAAAAGTTCTAAATGTATTATTGGAACATCTAGTGGTCCCATGCACTTTGCTACTTTATGTAAATGTCCCCAAATACTAATTTCTGAATGTGTAGAAAGCGGAGGAAAAGATAACGAAAGACGTTACAAAGAAGACTGGAACCCCTTTCAAACTCCAGTCACCTTAGTAAAATATCCTAACTCTCAAACAGATAATGGGTGGAATCCGCCTGTTAATACTGTTATAGAAACTTTAGAATTAAGTAATTTTTTAATCTAATGATTTATTGTTTTGATCTTGATGGAACACTTGTTACGAGTACAGAGGACGGCTCTGGAAAACCGCATTACCATAAAGCTCAACCTATATACAAACATATTGAAAAACTAAGAAAATTGTACAAAGAAGGACACAAAATTGTTATTCAAACTGCACGAGGATCAGGGTCGGGAATAGATTATACCGAATTAACAGAATCTCAATTACAAAAATACGGCATACCTTACCACAAACTTAATATTGGTAAAAAACCTCCTGCCGATATTTACATTGACGACAAAGCGTTAAATGTTAAAGACTGGATATAAAAAGTAATATGCGTAATATTATATTAGCCGCTGATCATAACGGAATTGAATTAAAAAAGGAAATTAAAAATTATTTACGACAAAACTCAAATTACAATCCTATTGACTTAGGACCTTTTGATAATACTAAAGTTGACTATCCTGATTATGCTTATCAAACAGGTAAAATAATATCTGATAATGATGCTCAATACGGAATTTTAGTTTGTGGAACTGGAGTAGGAATGAGCATTGCGGCCAACAAAGTTCCAGGAATTCGTGCAGCATTAGTTCACAACACAGAAACAGCTCCATTAACTAAAGAACACAATAACGCGAATATACTTTGTTTAAGTGCTTGGGTGGTAAATAAAGAAGTTAGTCTTGAAATCGTACAAGATTGGCTAAACGCTAAATTCGGTGAATACCGACACGTAAAAAGAGTGGCTAAAATTGATCGTAATCCTCATAATAAAATAGTTTTTACCAACGGGGTTTTTGACTTGATTCACAGCGGCCATATTGATCTTCTCAACTTTGCCAAATTATTAGGAGATAAATTAGTGGTAGGAATAAACTCCGACGCTTCCACTAAACAGCTAAAAGGAAAAACTCGACCTATTAACAAAGAAAAAGACAGAAAAAAAATCATCGAATCACTTAAAGCCGTGGACGAAGTTATTATATTCGATTCTGTATATACATTAGACCTTATTAAACAAATTCAACCCCAAATTGTTGTTAAAGGAGGAGAGTGGACTGCTGAAAAAATTAGACAAAGAGACCGTATACCTCAAAATATAGAGATATACGTTTACCCTTTTAAAGAAGGTTACTCTTCTACCAGTATAATTAATAGCATAAAGGAGGTATAACAAATGAGTATTCGTCGTCAAGTATGTAAATACAATAAAATGTTGCCTACTCTTCAGT